TCATTCGCCAATCGCCCACCAACTATATGACATCGAAACGTTTGAACTAGTTGAACTCGTCCTGTAGGCAGATCTAAACCCTGTTTGGGTTGGCCCCTCGACTGTCATCATGAAACCCCTTCCGCTTCCTGCTGTTGAGCCACCATCACCAGAGTGCGTTAACATGGCGGAATCTGTTTTTTTAGGAAAAGGTATAACGAACTTTACTTCCAGACTTTGGCTCGCTGTTGTCGGTACAACGCTGCCTCTTCCATACTGCATAATTTTACCATTTGGTAATGTCATCCATCCTTCACCGCTTGCGAATAACGACATATCGGGGAGTTGATTTAAGTCGCCTCCTACCCCCCGTTTTGCGGCTTCTCCCAAACCAAGGTATTCGAGAATGCCCGCAACGTTCTTACCTGACAAATCAGTTAACGTACTGTTCAGCGGCTGCTTACCCGCCAGGGCATTCGTCATGGTGGTGGCAAAGTTCGGATCATTCCCCAACGCTGCGGCAAGCTCGTTCAGCGTATCAAGCGCCGCCGGAGAGGACGCAACCAGCGCAGCAATCGCTGACTTCACGAAAGCCGTGGTAGCAATTTGCGTACTGTTTACCGTCTGCGCAGCAGTGGGTGCCGTAGGGGCACCTGTCAGGGCTGGACTCGCCAGCGGAGCCTTTAACCCCAGCGCGTTTGTAATAGTGGTACTGAAATTTGGGTCGTTGTTGATGGCTGCTGCCAGTTCTTTTAGCGTGTCCAGCGTGGCAGGGGCACCACCAATCAGGGCAACCAGTGCCGCCTGCACAAACGCGGTGCTGGCAATCTGGGTAGAGTTATTACCCTGGGCTGGCGTCGGTGTTTTTGGCGTGCCGGTGAGCGTGGGGCTTTCTTTTGGCGCATACTGATTATGCGGATCGGCAGCGGCAAGATGTTTAGCCATCTGGTCATCAACGTAAACCTTTAGCTCAAGCACCTTATCGTCCACGTATTTACGGGTAGCCAGCACCACAGCAGGGTCTATTTTCAGTGTGACGTTATCGGTGCTACTGGTAATCAGCACCATGCGCACGGTCTGGGTGCGTCCGCTCCCTTCAGTCAGCTGCGGCTTATAGCTTTCCGGGCAGTTTCCCACCGCAATCAGTGCGCCCGCATCATCGTAAAGACCAACCTCACGAATCCACCAACCGCCCTCAGTTTCCGGGATCACTTGCTCAGCAATAATCTGGCTGCTGTTTTGCGGGTCGATGTACAACATATTGAGATCGGCACGTCGCTTTTCCGCAACCAGCTTTGTTTGCTGTGCGCTGGGTGCCGGGAGACTTCCGCCGCCATCTCCCACCGCCATCTGCGTAATTTTTAACGGAACACCGAGCGCGGCGGCGCTTGCCAGTTTCGCCGCGCCGATATCCGTCAGCAGGGTATAAAATTTTGCGCTCATGGGTTCACTCTCACTGTGTCAATAACATGGACCGCGCCGCCTTCATATACAGCGCCGCCGGAAGTAATGGTTTCGTTGATATAGGGATAAATTGTGATTTCTTCGCCGGTATAGGTGGCAGCACCCACCCAATACTCGCCGCCTGTCTGCAGGTTGATCGACATACCCACCAGGTGACGGCTGCACGGCTTCGCATCACTGATGAGCCGCTCCAGCTCCAGATAGGTTTCTTCCGTTATGCCCTGGTCCTGCACACCAATGTCCAGCCGGAATGTGCCCGGCGCCTCGCCGGTCTGCCACCACTCCACGATGCGGATCAGGAAGCCGAAAGGCTCAACAACGCGCCGCACGGCGCTGGTAGTGCCTTTATGTTCATGAATATAGAAAGCGTCCTGAACCACCCGGCGCTTAACGCTTTCCGTCCAGCCCTCGTCCCATCGGTCAACAGAAAACGCCCACGCCAGATAAGGCAGAAACGCAACCGGGCACGTTGCCGGATTCCATAAATCACGCAGTGGCACCTGCAGATCGGAAATGCCGCTGCAGGTCTGTGCCAGACGCCGCTCAAGCGTGGATGAACCGGACGGAAGCAGGCTATTCATCTGTACCCCCGTCAGTAACGCTCCACTCCACACAGGAGGCCGCCTGCGTTTTATCGACCACAACGTCATCCAGTGGTGCGGCCAGCTCAACACGCTGCACGCCCTCAACATGCAGCGCGGCATAAATCGCACTTCGCCGGATATCCCGGCCCAGCCGCGTCTGGCTGGCAATGTATTTCTGAAGGCTTACTTTCGCCGCCGCCATAACCGGCTCAGCTTCCGGCCCGGGGTAAAGAAAGATCGTTGCATTAACGCTGTACTGGATGATTTCGGCACTGCGCACTATCAGGCGGTCAGCGACCGGCCTCACGTTCTCACTGTTCAGCGCTTTCTCAAGCACTGCCAGCAGATCAGCCGCTGCCGTTCCGTCTCCCTCACGGCTAAGCACAGTCAAAACCACCTCAGCCGGGGTCGGGCTGGTTGCGCTGGCATCTGCCACGCGCCCGTCCGCGCTTCTGGCGTGAAATTCATAGGCCGCAGTCGGCCCGGCAACGGACAGCCCCTCAAAGGCATCCGGCACACGCAACCTTAACGCCTCGTCAGTTTCCATCACTGCTACAACCGGCGGCACGGCTTCATTGTCTGCAGGCGTGACAACCAGGCGCTTAACGTTGTAATTCGCCGCGAGCTGGTCGAGATCGCTGCTAATCGCATACGCCACCATGACTGCCTGCGCGGCCTCGTTGATGCGCTGGCGCAGCAGGATTTCACGATAGGTATTTTCCTGCAGTAGCTTTGTAACCGGCTCTGATTCCAGCGCCACGGTGCGCCGCACGGCGTCCTGTTCAGCCACCGGGTAAAGCGCCACAAATTCCGCCTTCCGCTCAGCCAGGAGCGCCTCAAAATCCGGCACATCCACAATCTGCGGTGCGGGCAGCTGGGACAGATCAATTACTGGCATTTTCAGCTCCTGTTGGAATGGACAGAGCAACAGGCACACCGCTACTCCGCTGGCCGGTAAGTTCGATCCCCATGGAACCGTCAAAGCGGCTTTCGATGGTGATGGACTCCAGGGTAAGCCGCGGCTCCCAGCGGCTCAGCGCCACATAGATCGCAGCCATTACCTGCAGACGCAGCGCCGGGTTCTGGGGCCGGTCGATTAGTGCAGACAAAAGGGAACCATATTCCCGTCGGGCAATACGGCTGCCCTGCGGCGTCAGCAGAATATCCCGCACTGACTGGCGCAGATGGTCCGTATCCGTAATGGCTTTGCCGTCCTGCTGACTCATGCCGATATACAGCGTCATACCGGGCCTCCTGACGTATCGCCGCCGGACTTGACGCCGATGTGTCCGTGTTTATCCACCACAATTCCATTTGAACTCATCGCGCCGCCGCCCTGGGTGACGCTGCCGTTAATCACGACTTCGCTGTTGATGCGGGTTTTGTCAGCCTCCACAACAAATTCACCGGTTTTGAGTGTGATGTTGTCAGCAGCCTCGATCACCATGGATTTGATGCCTTTGACGTGCCAGCGCCCGGTGGCGGGCTCGTACTCGAACCAGCCCCCGTCCGGGTATTCAGTAACGCAGCCGTCCATGGAATCCGACGGCGGTGAAAACTGATTGGAGTAAATGGCAGGCAGCGCAAAGGCGGTTTCAAGGTTCCCGCCCATGCTCAGCACCACCACCTGTTCATCCGGCGATGGGCACCACCAAGTGCGACCGCCTCCGGCCCGCAGCGTAAGCCAGTTAATCCAGTTCGTTTCAAGCTCGCCCACCTTCACACGACACAGCCAGTTTTCCCGGTCCACTTCGGTCACGGTGCCGGTGCGGATCAGGTTGGTGATAAGGCGCATGATTTCTGTGAGTTGTGCGTTCATCTGCATAGCATGATGACTAGTCGACTTCTTGGGTAGATCATGTAAATTGTTTGCTACATGGCACAATTCAGTCGATGGGAATACTAAATGGAAATTAAAGAAAAAGATTACTTGGATATTCTCGCTATTCTAGAGAAACGTACCAAGCATACAAAAATAATCATATTAACTTTTGTATATATTTTATTTTTTCGATGATCATAGTAATTGGCAGTGTAATATCTATAAAAGCAAGAAACGACAACGCGGTAAATAAATTCATCAGTGCCGTGTTAGACAAAAACAAGTTGCATACTGGCATCTACTTACCTGATGCTCAACACTTAAATGGCAAACAGCCAAATGAAAAAAGCTCAGCGATTTATGACGATATTAATAAAGTAACTAGAAAATCTCTCGTTCCAGGCGACCTTGTTATGTTTAGAGGAAACTCCACAGATAAAATTGCTGATGGAATTGTTTCAATCATCGTGAGCTTTTCTATTCTTTTGTTCATTGGTTATGTAATGCGAGTAGCAATTGTGTTTATAAAGTACTATATGCAATTGAGTAATGACTATGAAAATCAAAAAGTCGCTTTTTTATTAAGTCGGAGTAAACCTGATACATTCAGTGAGATTTTATCATCATTACGAAGCCAAAACATTGGATTTGATAAAACACCTCAGCTGCCTCAGGAAAAGATCATCTCGGCGTTAATTGAAGCGATTGGTTTGGCCAAAGGCAAAACCAAAGGGGAAAGTTAAGTTGATAACCACTCAACTAAAATATTCCTTATCAGTATCTCTGCAGCATCATCTACACCCAGCAGGCTGCGTTCTGCATAACGCACCTCGGGCCCCTTACGGCTTACACGATCACGTAAGCCGTAATGATGCACCCGCGCAATACGCTGCACCGTCCACTCAAACTGCACGCTGGCTGAATCTGCACTGGCTGCAATTTTCAGATATTTTGCCGTGCGCAGCTTCGAAAACATCTGCCGCTTGATGCGCCCCTTTTTAGTCCGTGCTGTGACCTTTCTCGGCTCATAGCCGCTGCCGTCTGGGTTGCGCTGTAACCGGATATTGTTTTGCTGATTCCGGCGCAGCTCCTGCGCCAGCTCGCGCATCATGCGCTGGCGTGCGGCAGGCTCCAGATTTGCCAGCAGTGCCGCCAGCCACTCGTCCACCTTATGCAGATTATCCACGCTTCACCGTCCACATTTCTTCCGGCTCGTCAGGCTCTGACTCTGCCTCAACCGTCGAGATACCGCCGTTGGTGCTGACCAGCACGCGCTCGGTTAGCTTCAGGTTCAGGCTGATATCACACACGTCGTTGCGTAAAATATCCACCTCGAAGGTAAATATTTTTTCACGCAACTGCGGGTTGTGGATGGCATCAGTCTGATTGGCTTTCAGCCACAGCATCACCGGAGCCATCAGCAGGTTCTGGTCACCGCTGAAATCCTCAATCACCACATTCAGGGTGTAGCGGTACTCCCATGACATGGAGCTGGCCCCGGTTGCCACCAGTGAGCCGTTATCAACAAAAAGATGCAGCTTGTCCGGGTTATCGCGGACATAAGGCACCGCTTTATTCAGGGCGCGGCGTAAAGATTGCGGCTTGTTCACTGTTTCGCTCCTGACACGCAATAATCGTGTCTACCTTGTCTGCACAGACCGCCCAGGCGGCCTCTGCTTCGTCCAGTGCGGCGTTTAGATAGCCGTTACTGCGTGGAGCCGACCCTTCCAGGCGGCACTGCGTCACCTTTGGACAGCCACTCACGGTAAGCTGCACCTCCGGCGAGGGCTGGACGCTCCCGCAGCCGGATAATGTCAGGAGGCAAAGAAGAGTCAGCCCAGCGGCGCAAATCCTCATTTTCACGTTTCAGTTCCTCAATCCGTCGCTGCCGGGTTCGCAGGAGCGCATTTGTTTGCTCAGCAGATGCGTAAAGCCGCATCTGCTCCCGGCTGTTGGTTTCGGTCAGAATGGACAGGCCGATCAGCTGGCCGTTTTTCTTCGCCAGTTCTTTCGCCTTGCTTTTAAGCTCTTTCCCCTGCGCCTCGATGGTGTCGCTGGCGTTGCTCAGTCGCCATGACTGCCAGCCCAGCGCAATCAGTACCAGGGCTAAAACAACCGCCAGCGCGCGCATCAGTCAGCCACCGCCCCTGCCAGTTGAGAGCGGGCAACCCGATACACCATCAGCGTCAGCAAATAAAACACCAGGGTAATGACCCAGCCAGAACGGGCCAGGCAGAGAATAATCAGCACTTTCATCATCCAGCTGAACAACGGTTTATCCGGGGCGGCGAAGAATTTTTTAAGCGGCTCCATGATGGCCTGCTTTGCCGCACCGCCTGCGATCACGCCAAACACCCCACACGCAGTCAGCGCCCAGGTTAAGAGGCTCATGACCCAGATAAATGAAACCACAAGAACCGGCGCTGAGCTGCGCGGATAAAACAGCGCGGCCACCAATAACACTGCCCATGCGACCTGAAAAAACACAGTGAAGAATTTCTTTTTCATTTGTTACGCTCCTTTTAAGCACCAGGCCATTTCCCGCGCGCGGCGGTTTTCCAGCCCTTTGTTTTTCTGACCGTTAACGTAAACCCAGCGCAGCAGCTGATTGCATGCCTGCCACCACTGCTGGCGATTGATGAATGACACCATGGTGGATCGGCATATCGCGCCCGTTCCCACGTTGAAACCAATGCTGACCAGGGCATCGTAAACATGCTGCGGCGGCTTAACCGTCAGGCAGGCTGCCAGCCTTTTTTCTGTCAGCAAAACATTGTTAATCAACCCCTGCGCCGCCTGCCGCTCCGTGATGCTTTTGCCGGGGACCACGCCAGACGTATTGCCTATGCCGTCAGTCCAGACCCCTGCACTGCACTGATAGGGCTGCAGGCGACACCCCTCGTAGTCGGCAATCAGTTTCAGCCCTTCCACGGAGGTATGCAGCGACTGAAAACCGGGGAGCGTGGCGGCGATAGCCAGCACCGCCCCGACCAGGCAGCGCTTAACGATTGAAGGATTCATATTCCCCTCGCGAGATTTTGCCGCCGCGCAGAAGTTTGTAAGACTGGTGTTTGTAGTACCAGTTGATCGCCAGCATTAGCACGCCAATCAGCACGCCGCCGACCGTGGAGGCATCCTTGAGCGACAGATCGCCCAGCCAGGCCAGCAGCACGGCGATGCAGTAAGTGATAAAGGCGCTGACTCTCTCAAGCGTCATGATTCAGTCCCATAGCTGGACGGTCTGCGCGGTGGTCGATGCCGGGAGATCCGGCAGTTCCACCTGCAGCCCGTGCGGTAAAAAGGGGCCGTGTTCAGCCAGCCCCGGATTGGCACGTAATACCTGCTCCGTGACACCCTGCGTGCGCCCGTAGTGACGCCAGCACAGGGCATCCACCGTGTCATACTGGTGCGCACGCACTTTCATCAGATAAGCTCCACCGTGCAGTGCGGCGCATCCTGCACCCGGCTGATCGCCCAGCGCGCATCGCGCCACAGGTCGCCGCTGGCCTCTACCATCTCTTCCCCGCGTTTCACCCCTGATGCCGTGGCGTCATAATCCTGATAACGCTCATTGAGCACGGCGCGCGCCCAGCAATAGACGGCGTTGTGATAGTGCTGAATGCGCTCGTTTTTGCCGTCGAGCACGTCCGCCGGTACATCAACCAGTGCCTGATAACCCAGCAATCGCTGGCGGTTGCGGAAGTCGAACAGTTCGGCGTTCACTTCGGAAATGGCGGTCAGCAGCACCTGCTTTAAGCGCGGCTGCGTCACCGTGCCGTCAGTACGCATCACGCTGCGAAACTCCGACAGATCCACATCCGGCCAGAACGGCGTGTTTTTGATGACCTCCGCCTGTTCCGGTGCCGGTTCGGGCGCAACAAACTTCATGCGGTCTTCTCCTGAATAAGTGGGCGGTGAACGGGATTTTGATGAGGCCATGCCTGTCGCCATCCCGTGCCGCCCGTGCGCGGGGCACGTTCCGTCAGCGGTCGTTGCGCAGTCTGCGCTCCAGCCGCTCTTTGTCTTTCTTCACACCGCAGCGGGAATCCAGCTGCAGCGCATGCGTGAGGTGATTCAGGGCCGATGCCGGGTTGTTCTCGCTCAGCACCGCGCCGATGGCTTTGTGCAGGCGCGCCCGCGACTGGTCCGGCATATCCTGCCCGGTGGTCAGGTCCAGCGTCTGCAGCAGAGGATCGGCATCGAAAGGCGCAGCGGCGAGCATCGCGCTTTGCGCCGCGTCGGCCATCTCCTCGGCCAGCACGGTCTGCACGTTGCGATTGCCGAGCGGCATCACCCAGCCATGGAGCAGGGCATGACGCCCGATCTCCAGCGCACCGGCATAATCCCCGGCATCGATACGCCACAGCATCACGTACATCAGGACGTCATCCTGCTGCGCGCCTCCGGCGGCCAGCACGCCCTCAGCCCAGGCGGTGTATCGCGGCAACAGCTCCACCTTGATTTGCGCTTTTTTCACCGTGGACTGGATGCCCTTGAGGCGGCGACGGTCTTCTGCCAGCTGGAGCAGCATCAGGTCATAGCCCGAGGCATGGCGAACACTGCCGCCCTCGCGGGCGGCCTGCTCGGCCTGAATGCGCAGGCGGTGCTGCCGTGCGGGACTCAAGCTCATGCGTTACCCCCCGGCGTCCGGTGCGGCAGGCGCGCTGAAATCACCGATTTCGATGTTTTCCACCAGGGCCGCGCAGCGATAGTCTTCGACCACATAGGCCTCGTTCACCGATTCGAAGTTTTCGATGCGGTCACGTTTCGGGTTGTCGATAACCGAGCGGCGGCGGGTGTCTTCCTGCCAGTAGATGGACAGGTTATCCAGGCGGGTGATCAGCACGGCGTTCGCCGGGAAGTACGGCGCGCGCACGGCCTGCAGACCGCCCATGCGTTTCTGGCTGATAATCAGGTCGGCGGCGATTTTCTCGCTGTTCTCCTGCTCCTTGTTGACCAGCGGGAAATACTTGTCGGACAGCAGCTCGCGACCACAGACCACAACCAGTTCGTCATCGTCCTGGAAAATCGGATCGATAAGCTCGTTGACTGCATCCATCACCAGCGCGTCGAGGTTGGCATACAGACCGCCCTTCCCGACTTTCACCGGTTCGATGGTCACGGTGCCGTCGTCTGCTGTTTTAATGCCCAGCACGTTGTCCGGCGCGTCTTCGCGGATTTTCTGCAGCCAGCCCTTGTTCACGTCCTGCAGCAGCACGTTCTCGGCACGATTAGACGTTTTGGCGCGCTTCACGCCGTTGAACCCAATCATGATGCGGTCCAGCGCCTGGCGTTTGACGATGGCGTTACGGATGCGCACCTGGAAGTCCTGGAACTTGGCCCACAGGTCCAGCTTCGCGTAGGTCAACACCGTGTCGAAGTTGGTCTGCTCACACTTATACTCCACGTCCGCCATCAGCGTCGGATCGGTTGGTTCGCGCTCTTTGGTGGTGGTGTCCGTCGTTCCGGCAATGGTGCTGCCGACGCCCAGGCCCAGCAGCTGGCCGGACTGTTCAGCCACGCCCATCACGTTGATCAGCGTCAGAAACGCTGCTGACTGCTGAATTTCATCTTCCAGCGTCTGGGACACCGACGGCTCCACGGTGAACTTGCTGGCAAGCTCGGTCACGGCCACACCGTTCAGGCGCGCCAGCTGCTGCAGGTAGGCGTTAAAAGCAAAGCGGGTTTTCTGTTTCATGTGTTGGTTTGCTCCTCAGCAATTGGTCACGGTGCCTGCCGGAGCGTCACCGCCCGGCGCGCGCTGGCGGTAGTCCCTGCGGCTGTCTTCGCGGTTCAGCTTCTGCTCCAGCTCGGCAAAGGCGGCCTGCTGCTCCTGCAGGGAAGTCTCCAGCGCAGACAGGCGTTCGCCGTTTTCAGTCAGGGTTTTGGCGGTGCGTTCGCTCAGGTTCTGCTGCTCGGTGGCGACCAGCTCCACGGCCTGATGGACGTCAGAGAAACGCGCGTCGTCAGTCTGCTCTTTTTTGGTGAACAGCGCGGTAACGCGGGCAAACAGGGAGGGCTTGTCGTCCTGGACGTCTTCCAGTTCGATAAGGGTTTCTTCGGCGGCAGAAAACAGGTTGTCCGGTTTCTGCTTACGGTTCGCCAGCGGGTTGCGGGCAGCACTGGCGCTGAACGCCAGCATTTCCGTGCCGAGGCTCGCCGGATCGTCGGTTGCGGCCAGACCAACAAGATAGGCTTTGCCGGTGTCGGCAAATTTCGGGCTAACTTCCATGGAGGTGAACAGCTTCTGGCCTTTTTTGACAAGTTCCACCAGTGAGGTGGTTGGCTCCACGTCGGCGTACAGCGCCATCTTGCCTGCCAGCGGGCCGTCCTTGATTTCTTCGGCGACCAGCGTCGTCACCTGGCCGTAGCGGTTAAAAGCACTGTCCGGGGAGTAGGACTTGATGTGCTCAAGGTTAATCAGCGCGGTGTAGACCGTCGGGTTGTAGCTCGCCGCCATCTGTTCCAGCCATTCGCGCTGGATTTCGCGTCCGTCGGTGGTGGCACCTTCCACCCCGATGCGGAAACGCTTTGCTTTCACTGTCATGAGCCGTGCTCCGTTAGAAAACTGTCTGGAGTCTTATGGTTGCGGGGATGGGGGGAGTGAGACAACGCGCGGTGCTTGTGCCTTTCGCCATACAAAACGAAGCCGAAGAAAGCCGTCAGTCATGGCCGTAGGCTTGTGCCATGGATATGACACTGACCCCCGCAGACCTCGATCCCCGTCGGCAGGCCATGCTGCTGTACTTTCAGGGATACCGCGTAGCCCGCATTGCTGAAATGCTGGGCGAGAAAGTTGCAACCGTTCACAGCTGGAAGAAGCGCGACAAATGGGGCGAGTACGGGCCGCTGGATCAGATGCAGCTCACCACCGCCGCGCGTTACTGCCAGCTCATCATGAAGGAGCAGAAAGAAGGGAAAGACTTCAAGGAGATTGACCTGCTGGCGCGCCAGTCCGAGCGCCACGCCCGGATCGGCAAATTCAACGACGGCGGCAACGAAGCCGACCTCAACCCCAACGTGGCGAACCGTAACAGAAGCCCGCGCAAACAACCGGAAAAGAACCTGTTCACCGACGAGCAGGTCGAGAAGCTGCAGGAGGTTTTCCACGACTCGATGTTTGCCTACCAGCGCCACTGGTGGGAGGCAGGCAACCGGCACCGTATCCGCAACCTGCTCAAGTCGCGCCAGATTGGGGCGACCTTTTTCTTTGCCCGTGAGGCGCTGATTGACGCCATCACCACCGGGCGCAACCAGATTTTCCTCTCCGCCAGCAAGGCGCAGGCGCACGTTTTCAAGCAGTACATCATCGACTTTGCCAAAGAGGTCGATGTGGAGCTGAAAGGCGACCCGATGACGCTCAGCAACGGCGCGTGCCTGTACTTCCTCGGCACCAACGCCCGCACGGCGCAGAGTTACCACGGCAACCTGTATCTGGACGAATATTTCTGGATACCGAAATTCCAGGAGCTGCGCAAGGTCGCCTCTGGGATGGCTATCCACAAAAAATGGCGACAGACCTACTTCTCCACGCCGTCCAGCCTGACGCACAGCGCGTATCCGTTCTGGTCCGGCGCATTGTTCAACCGGGGCCGAGCCAAAGCGGACAAAGTGGATATTGACCTGACTCACCCCACTCTGGCCCCCGGCCTGCTCTGTCCGGACGGTCAGTATCGCCAGATTGTCACCGTGGAGGATGCGGTGCGTGGCGGGTGTAACCTGTTCGATATCGACCAGCTGCGCATGGAGTACAGCCCGGACGAGTACCAGAACCTGCTGATGTGCGAGTTTATCGACGATCTGGCTTCGGTGTTTCCGCTCAGCGAGCTGCAGGCGTGCATGGTCGACAGCTGGGAAGTCTGGGCAGATTTTCAGGCTCTGGCCCTGCGCCCGTTTGGCTGGCGGGAAGTGTGGATCGGTTATGACCCAGCGAAGGGCACGCAGAACGGGGACAGCGCCGGATGCGTGGTCATGGCTCCGCCCACAGTACCTGGCGGCAAGTTCCGTATTCTGGAGCGTCACCAGTGGCGCGGAATGGACTTCCGCGCCCAGGCGGACGCTATCAAGAAACTGACGCAGCAGTACAACGTGACCTATATCGGCATCGACTCCACCGGCGTCGGCCACGGCGTGTATGAGAACGTGAAAGCGTTCTTTCCTGCCGTCCGTGAGTTTGTTTACAACCCCAACGTCAAGAACGCCCTGGTGCTCAAGGCGTACGACATTATCAGCCACCGCCGTCTGGAGTTTGACGCCGGGCATACCGATATCGCGCAGTCCTTCATGGCAATCCGCCGCGCCACCACCGCCAGCGGCAACCGCCCGACCTACGAAGCCAGCCGCAGTGAAGAAGCCAGCCATGCCGATCTGGCCTGGGCGACGATGCACGCATTGTTTAACGAACCGCTGCAGGGCGAATCCGCCAATACCAGCAATATTGTGGAGATTTTTTGATGGGCAAGAACGAGAAAAACCGTGCTGCGGTTCAGCGCACCAGTGGCGCATCAGCAGAAGCATTCAGCTTCGGCGATCCGATCCCGGTGCTGGACCGCCGCGAACTGCTGGACTATGTGGAATGTGTGCAAATGGATAAATGGTATGAGCCGCCCGTGAGCTTTGACGGGCTGGCCCGCACTTACCGCGCCGCCGTGCATCACAGCTCACCGATTGCCGTTAAGCGCAACATCCTGACCAGCACGTTTATCCCGCACCCGCTACTGAGCCAGCAGGCATTCAGCCGCTTCGTGCAGGATTATCTGGTATTCGGTAACGCCTATCTGGAAAAGCGCACGAACCGGCTCGGCGGCATTCTGTCACTGGAGCCATCGCTGGCGAAATACACCCGTCGCGGGATCGACCTCGACACCTACTGGTTTGTGCAATACGGCATGACCACACAGCCTTACGAGTTCACCAAAGGCAGCATCTTCCACCTGATGGAACCGGACCTGAACCAGGAGATTTACGGACTGCCGGAATACCTGTCTGCCATCCCCTCAGCTCTGTTGAATGAGTCCGCCACGCTGTTCCGCCGGAAGTATTACATCAACGGCAGCCATGCGGGTTTCATCATGTACATGACTGACGCCGCGCAGAACCAGGAGGACGTGAACAACATCCGACAGGCGATGAAAAGCGCCAAAGGGCCAGGCAACTTCCGCAATCTCTTTATGTACTCGCCGAACGGCAAAAAGGACGGGATTCAGATCATCCCGCTGTCAGAAGTGGCGGCTAAAGATGAGTTTCTGAATATCAAGAACGTGAGTCGGGATGACATGATGGCAGCACACCGCGTTCCGCCGCAGATGATGGGGATCATGCCGAGTAATGTTGGGGGTTTGGGGATGTGGAGAAGGCTAGCCGGGTCTTTGTTCGCAACGAGCTTACGCCATTGCAAAAACGATTACAGGAGCTGAACAATTGGTTAGATCTAGATATAATATTATTCAAATCATACGAACTTTATGAATAGATAATAATCATAAATTGACGAAATATAAAATTAAAGGAGAGCCACGCTCTCCTTCTTGTCAAAGCCCCCTCAAAAAATCACGAACTTCATTAAATACATCGGAATCAAGATTATAATATCCCTTCTGAGCTGCTAGGCCAGCACTTGGGATAAATTTCTCCATACCAGCTAAAAAAGCATGCATATGAGCTTTATGAATATTTCTAGGGTAATTAAATGCGCAGGTCTGATTAACGGGAGCTAATAAATCCTTTAAATTATCCAGGTATTCGCCCGATGCAATTTTAACGGGGTGATCACCTAAAGATTCCAAAATCAAACTCTCTAACATTCCTTTGTCAGTAAATCCTGGCGCGATAAAGACCCCGACATTCCTGACACCATCACTTTTAAACTGACAATGCCCATTTGGAACTGGTAATCCAACTTGACGGAGATGATGGCAAACACTATCTACAGCAGCTTGCTGACTTTCATCTGCATCCCTGATCACGCCTATAGATATTACATCTTCAAATCCACGTTCATTCATAATCAAATCAAGCTCAGCTCGAAATTGGTCTTTTCCTTTAGATTCTAAAATTTGTATATCCGCAATCTCATACTTTGCGAGGAAAGCCGTGAAGAATTTTATTTCATCCTGACCTTCAACCAATAGCAACTTGTTTTTTATGATTTTAGATGGCATTAGCGAATATCCCAATCACGTTCAACAGATGTGAGCAGGGCGGAAGGACCATAATATTTAGGAACTACCACGCCTTCTTTGTTTCTATCCAGCCTTATGTAACTAAATGAATTTTTTGAATTATCTGGTTCATTGTCTCGCATGAAATCAGAAACACCCTTTATGACATCATGACTATGTGTAGTGGCAAAAATTTGACAATTTTGTTTTTGCGCGGCAGAAAAAATTATTTCCCAAATTTTGGGCATCAAGGAATAATGTATACCATTTTCAATCTCATCAATCAAAATGATAGCATTTTGATTCGATAATATTGCAGTCAAAATAGATGTTAGTTTACTTATACCTTCCCCCATATTTACCATGGGTATTTTTCTTTTCAATCCTACATCGACATAAATGGTTGGTTGACCACCAATTGAGAGAAGCGATACATTTCGCAATCTAGCATCGATCATCTTCAAATATGAGACAAAAGTTTCCAGCCCATTGGTCATATCCAATTTGCTCATGAATTGTGCATCGGTAAAACTATTACCTCGTGCTGAAGCGGGAACAAAGACAACAACACGGTTAATTGTCATCACAGATTCAACTTTCATTTCAATTTGATTATTGACAATTTGAATTAATGCCTTCCCCTGAGGTTTATTATCTGAAGTGTATGTAATTTCAATCGCATTATTAATAACTGCCGCAGATGACAAAACAGAATTCATCTGAAAATTATTTTTATTTATAGCCAATCGTTGATTTTCTGGCACAACCATAGCATATGAAGCAATGTTTTTATGACCACTATCTTCAGTTATAACTCTGAATGGTTTCTCATAATTAAAATCATTGAAATAAGGATGAAAAATATATTCTGCAGACAAATCAAATTGCTGAACTCCGCGACGTGCGAGAGGGGCAATCAAAACATCAGCAGCCATTCTATCATGATGTAAATAAATCGCTTCAAGAATAGATGTTTTACCAGTGTTATTCATACCTGCGATTAAATTAACACGTTGAAGCTTATCTAGCTCTAACCTCTCATATCCTTTAAAATTTTCTAAGACAATTTTATTTAACACACATACTCCTTAAAAATAATTCCATTATTCAAGACGATTATTTGTTAATCATAGCCTAAGGGAAAATGGTAATCCATTGTTGATCTCTCATTGCGCGCGCTCGTATCCCCGCCACGCCTGCCCGCTTTGTATACTGGTTTTCATGCAGGTGCATGACGGGCCGGAAAGCGCGCCAGTTCTGGTGGCCCCGACCCGTTGCGATCCTTTTTGGATCATGCGAATCCATGCACCATAGACATGCACTGCGTTCTCAAACCGCAGGATGTCATATGGGAGGGAGTTTCCCATGGTGCGGAATCACTAATGCGTACTCTCATCCTGCCCTACTCCATATTCATTCAGCCTGGTAACCAGATCGCTTGTCAGCTCCGACAGCCACGAAATCGCAACCTCCTTGTCGTCATCGCTACAATCTGAGCTGGCAACCAGCCGGGCCATAAGTTCTATCCGCTGCAGTGCAAGTGACTCCATGAACAAATCGTTCACAACTCCCTCCCCTTATTACTGTTTATATATACAGTACAACATATGTATTTAAAGCTGAAATGGTTTTTTACTCAGCTAACCCTTTGATTAATAGATAGCCTCAACGCTGTCTTTCTCAGTACCACTGACGCCATTTGTCATCCTCTTGCAGTCGCTGGTTCCGGTAGAAAAGGCGCAGCCCACCTCCAGACGGCAGGCTGCCGCCACGCAGAAGCAGATCCACTTCCGTTTCGCTGGAGTCAAACCCTCGCGACCTCAGCTCCGCATCAAGCTGCAGCATTTGATGTTCCGTAATTTCCTGTTTGTACCCTTTCCGGCGCTTCGGTTTGATCAGTCTCAGCCTGGCCGTTAGTTCGTGCAGTTCCTTTTTGCTCATGTTTTCGAAGTCCGGCAGCGCTGCAGGTTCTTCGCTGCCCGGTAGTTCGCCCCCTGTCTGGTACGTTTTTTCAACAGGGGGACAGTTATTGCCACGAGTCCAAGGGGCGCAAGCGCCCTGGTCGGCTGCTGCCTCCTGAACGTCAAGGGCCTTACGAACCATTTTCCATTTCATCGCGTGCGTGCAAATCCGGCCTTCCACAATCGGGGACCAGATGCCATAGATGCGGATGCCGTGATCGCCGTAGTTGCCCGGCTCTTCGTTAAGCTCGTATGCCGTTCTGATAAGGTGATTTTTGCGGGGGACCAGTACGCCGCCCTGCTTCATGATGTAGGTGGCAAAACAGCCCACGTCAGCGGCAGCCAATACGGCATCCAGTCGTGCATTTTCCAGTACCGGCGCACCGGCCTTTTTATCGCCCTGCACTCTCGCGGCCTGCCCGGCCAGCAAACGCAGCTCGCGGTATGCCTGACGCCCTGGAATACCGAAGAAGCGGAATTGTTGAACGCGGTGCAGGGATGCCCAGGCGCTGACGTGCTCGGCGCTGTCACGCAGTGATTTGCCGGTTTCCTTGCTGATCTCTTTCGCCAGTCCGCGCCCATCGATGTTCTTGCTGATGTATTTGGCGATGTAGCTGGTCGGCGTGCCTTTACGCGGGTTGATGAGTTCAGACTTGAAGCGCGGGCCAGTATTGTTGCCCAGCTCGGCGCGGTCTTCACGAATGGCAAATTTACGTAGCAGCGCAGTGAGGCTGCGGCGGTCTTTCTTGCGCATAAAGCACAGCAGATGCCAGTGCACCGTGCCGTCGTGATGCGGCTCGGCAACGCGCACGCCATACCAGCGCAGCCCGGCTTTATGCATGGCTTTGCGGAATGCGGCGAAGGTATCAACCAGATAGTCACTGCTCTGCCGGACCGTTTCGCTGGTCCACTTCGGATTAGGTCTGCCGTTGTTGAGCGTGGCGTGGAAGCGTGACGGGCAGGTGATGGTATAGAATACAGCGCAGTCGCCGCGCATTTCTGCGATCAACTCCAGGCCTTTCACGCAGGCCATCATTTCATTACGACGGTGCGCCGGGTTGCTGCTACTGGCGTTAACCACGTCTTCCATATCCAGCGTGTCACCGTCGGCATTGACCAGCTCATGCGACTGGAAAAACTCCAGCGATTTGCGGCGCTGCTCGCGTTTGCGGATCACGGCTTCATAGCTGACATACGGGGACGCTTTCCTGTTGACCAGGCAAACGGCGCGTAGCTGTTCTTCTCGCCACTCACAGCGCATCTGCCACAGCTTGCGATACCACCAGTTTGCACACAGCATACGCGCCAGCGAACCCGGAATAAGGTCATAGGGCACTGGCTTACGGCGGCGTTTCTTGCGGCGCAGCTGTTCAAAGGCAGGCGGAATGACATCAAGACGCATAGCCTCTGATGCCACCTTTTCCCATGACTGGCGGATTTGTTCCGGTTCGACGTCATCAGTCACAAACAGATCGCTGCAGGCAGCATCGAGACACATGCTCATATGTGCCGCAACCAGCGTAGACAGACGCTTGACCTGCTCCTCGCTCATTTCAGGCAGAACCAGCAGCCCCTCAAGCCCTTCATGGCTCGCCATATACCTGAACGAGGCAGAAACCTGGCTTTCACGCACGCGCTCCAGCCGTTCAAGGCACGGCCTGATAGTTTCACGCAGATAGCGGGAATATGCCTTTGGCCTTCCCAGCCTATGGAAGAATTTAATTCGCTCCAGCAGAGGTTTGCTGACGTGAGCGGGTTCGACGCTGACGTTAGCCAGAATGACTAAATCGGGATTAAAGCTCTGTTGCTCACGGGCCATTTTGGCGCGACTGATGAGCTGGTCCTGTTCCATTTCACGCTGAACTGGATCACGGGATTCATTGAAGAAATAGCGTTCCCATACCTCATCACTCAGTGCATCACGGCGTAGCTGTTGCTGCTCGTTATCCGCAGCGTAGAGAGTGATCAGGTTTGAAAGCGCGGACACCGGCGCAACTTCCGCCGGGTCCAGATAGGGGTTTACTGATTTTTTCGGGGCGTACCATGGGAAAACCCCGGCGGCCTCATTCGGGCCACCTTTGTCGTTTGTTAATTCAGGCATCACTCACAGGCTCCGAAGCTCACAGAGCACCTCGGGTGTAGTGCTTCCCTTTCAGCTCAGCGATTTCCTGGCACGTAACACAGCACTGCACGCCAGGGATGGCTTGCCTGCGAGCTACTGGGATTGGTGCCTCGCAGTCGATGCAAATAACGCGGGCAATGCCTGGCTTTCTGACGCGAGCATTCTGGATATGGCGCTGCAAGTTTTCTTCGACACGCTGCTGTACGAGATCCATGGAATCAGCCATCAGTGCCAGTCTCCGCGTGATTCAGCTTCATAACGGGCAACTTCACGGCGCAGCAGTTCTGCCGCCTCAATTCCGGTCATTTCCTTTTGCAGGATGTGGAGCGCCAGTGCCTCCATGCGGAGGGAAACGGCAAAGGCACAGCTTTTACGCTCATCCAGGCGAGTCTCGTTAAACAGCTGGAACAAACCGGCATCATCCGGTCCAGTTTTAGTAGTGTGTGTTTCACTATTTCGCATAATCATTTCTCCTGAATTTGGGCAAAAGAATGCCCGGCGGGTTTACGCCATTAATTTCTGTTTTGGGTTAATTCGGCATGGTTAGCCGTTTGGGAAATAAGCTCACTACTGCACGAAAATGATTCATTGCTTTAATTAGCTCCCGCGTTTCGTCAGTGGTCAGCTCATTAATATTGACGTTGTGACGTTCTGCCGGAATTTTTGCCATAAAGAATATGGCGGCCAGTGCCCTCTCGTTTTGTTTGTGGTTAATGTCGCGGGGATCGCGCATCTCATGAATAAACCGCTCCAGCTCCCGCTCAATATTCAGACCAAACACTTTTGCTCTCAGCTCCGAGATGTGGTTCAGCCCATTCAGGCGCTGACCGGGACTAAGCGGTACTGTCGCCGTGTTACCTTCTATAGCCATTGTTCAACCTCACTAGCAACCTGAACTTAAATGGTTAAACATCCACATAACCCACTGAGCCAAAAAATGTTTAAAGTGATGCCGGGGGTTTTTATGCACGCCCGGCACGTGCCTTAGTGGTAGACTATTTGCGCCAACAATCATCTACCCATCGAAGGAGAAACCTGATGTCAGATTCTGACAACTTCCACGTATTGCCTCGCCCTGCTCCTGCACCTCAACCAGCGCCGGGACAGGATAAAAAATAGGATTCCGGCATGACTAAACAAAGCTCCGAATACTTCCAACTTCATTACAGTTATTACCTTGAGGTAATGACGGCAACGCTTCACGGTAGAGCTGACAAATTGATGACAGCCATTCAGCTTATTAGCGGTACAGCTGTGTTTGCGGACACCGGTCTGGAATGGTTGTTCGCTTTGCCTGTTGTCGTTATCGCGACTATTCAACTTGTGTGGCAACCAGCCATTATTTCCGAGCGTGCTAGCGTGCAAAGCCGCCAGTACGGGGAATTGCTTTACGCTGGGGATGAACTGACCCCGGAACTGATTGCACAAAAATTGAAAACGCTGCATCACTCTGATTCCGCACCTTTCGGCTCTTTGTTAAATCCAGCCTATAAAAGAACTGCTATTGCATGTGGTCGACCTGATGACACTAAGCTCAGCTTCCAGGAAAAGCTTTTCGCCTGGTTTGCAGGTTGCGTGCCACGTTAATACTTAGACGTTGTAGCAATCTCTTTTTACCTATTCCCCGGACAGCCTGCTGCCGGGGAGACAATTCAATACACGGATGCCACTTTTTTCCGCCAGGTAAGTGAATCCAGCCGTGACCGTAATGCATTGCCGGGCTTTGCCTAACCAGCAGTGATGCGAATGAAGGTTCGTTATTCAGCATAAACACCTCAGCTCAGCCCAAAAGAAGAGCCAAGACCCGTCACGGTATCGACGACACTTGCCATTGCAGGGTTGGCCTGTAAACGCGCCTGCAGCGAAATAGCGGTTAAAGCCATCAAGCGAGTCACTGAGTTGACGCTTTCAACAACCTGACGGCGGGTAGTCGCATTCAGCTGAACACCAGAAACCGCACTCGCAGCGACACGTCCCATTTCGGCGGTGGCTTTCAGGACGTACTGAGGCATTTTCTCCCGTGCGACTTCATTGGTTGGCACACATGGCAGGCAATGGATCTGCGCCAGAAACCCATCAACCAGCGTTGAGTCTTCGGTGAGATCGGTCAGCAGCCATATGTCTGGAGCTGTGAGCTGGTGCGGTTGCTCCGGGTTGAGCTTATTACGCAGGGTTTGAACGTTCATACCTGCACGCTCTGCCAGATTCGCCATATTATGGCGTAGAGCGAAAGTCCGGCAGGCCTCATTGAAATGTGGATGTTTTGATATGCGATAGTCAAACATAGTCAGTTGCTCCGTGAAGTCTCAAAATGGAACTAATTGATAGTCACATTGCAATCTGAGAGCGCATCAACGGTTAAAGCAACGATGTTAATCATAACCTTTTCACGCTTCTTATCTTTACGCAAGCGGTGGCGAGGTAACCGACCATCTGCAAGCATGTCATTTATGGTGTCAACAGGCAGTCCAGTGAGTTCGCTATAGCGTTCAATTGTGACGTGCGGTGTGTTCAGAGTGATTGAAATATTAGGGGTCATGATGCAACATCTCCTATTGGCTTGTGGTGAGCCGTTTGTAATCGTGACAAGTCCCCAAATGGGAACAGAACTGATACTAGGATCGCATAAGAGATATGTCAACATCAAAGTACCCAAATGAGATCAAAATCAATCCCAATCAGGGTGGCAAAGCTGCGATTGAACGATTGGTTGAGGCGTATGGTTTTTCAACACGGCAAGCATTAGCCGATCACCTAGATGTCTCAAAAAGCACTTTGGCTAACAGATATATGCGGGATACCTTCCCTGCTGACTGGATAATACAATGCGCATTAGAAACGGGTGTTTCGCTTCGATGGTTGGCTACAGCTGATGGCCCAATGCATTTGGATGCAAGATCACAAATAATAAATCTTCCTAAAGAGCGAATTAATGAAGGTAGACTCAGCGAGGATGGTTATCTTATTTTTGATTTATCTCTACTTCCTAGGGACTTAAATAGCATATCGGTTATTGAGTCTGATAAAGTAGTATATTTAATCAGACGCAATTTGAACGAGATCAACGATGGCCTATGGGTAATTGCTATTGATAATATTGTTTCCGTGCGTGAGTTGGTGAGATTACCTAATAATCGAGTCTTACTTGAAATAAACTCAAAAAAGATAGAGTGTAACATTGATGATATTAATATCATTGCAAAGGTAATCATGACCTGTAAGTAATCAATTTTAAGGGATGAAAAAATGATTGTTGGTGTTATTTTACGAAATTTCAAAAACTTTAGAAATCAGCACTACATTCCACTAACCGTAAATAACCGTTCATCTTGGCTAATTGGTGAAAATGGTGTTGGGAAAAGTTCTATATTACAGGCAATAGATATCGTCCTCAACAAAACAGATATTAATAGGCTTGATATAAACAATGATGCCCGTAGCCAAGGTTATGATACTAGGGAACCCTTTATCGTTCCCATTTATTTAATCAAAAAAAGCAGGTTAAAAAGCAATACTACTTTATACAAAGCTTTAGAAATCATTAGTGATATTACGTGGCAATTGGAAAGTGATGACTTCAATACACTGCAACGAGTATTAGCTGAAAAATTTGTTGCACATAGAAGCATATTAGAATCACAATATTCATCGGATGATTATTTGCTCATTCCGCTTGGAATAATTAAAGAGAATGCAAATGATACACCACGCCCTTACATGTCAATATTTGAGTCTATCGAAGACTACCGTTCACAAATTGATGAACTAGTCCCTGAGAATAGCTCAGCGACTCTTAAAAAATATTTTTTCCAGATTACATTACCTAAATTATTAACTACTATAAAAGACGCATATAATTACATTTATCTGCCAGCAGAAATTACAACTTCCGAGTACTCGAGGATTGAAAGTGATTTATTACAATCTCTACTTGGCGAAAACCTACAACAAAAATAAGCAAAATCATCAAGAAAAAAGACATTGCTGAAATAAACACCTATCTTAATAAATTTATCAACCAGCTAACTATAAAACTTGAAGGCCGTTACCAGTTTAAAAACCAACACAGCGTCAAAATAACTTCACACAACGCCATATGATATCTAAAATTATAGAATCATATTTTAGTGATAAAATACTACATCATATTGATAATATTAACAAAGACACTCCTATACATAACTTGAGCTCTGGTGAAAAAAGAAAAGCGCTTTTGGACTTGGCCTCGAATTTTTTAAAACACAATCCCCAGAAAGGTCATCATTCAACGATACTTGCAATTGATGAACCTGAGTTATCTTTACATGCTACATCATGTTTTAACCAATTTGACAAAATTAAAAAAATCGGTGAACTTGGCATCCAAACGATTTGCACAACTCACTGGTATGGTTTTTTACCTGTTACCGGCGCAGGGACAGCAATATACATTTCACCTTCTCAAGCATATATTAAAGCGTTAAATCTCGAAAATTACAAAGATGAATTAAAAGAACTGACGAAGGAGTCGAGAGGTTCTTACCTTGATGTTCTCGAAATGAAAAGCAATCATGATCTGGCTCAATCAATTGTTTACTCCATTACTTCAGGGAACAACTACAAATGGATATTATGCGAAGGAAAAACCGATAAAAAATACATCTCATCTCACTTAGAAACAGAAGACATTGATAAATTGATAGTGTTATCCGTAGGTGGTTCACCTACCGTAAAAAAATATATAACTTGCTGGTTATGGCGTTAGAAGATCGAAAAGAAACAATTTCTGGAAAAGCATTGTTCCTATTAGACACCGACCAGAAATATAGTATATTCCATGCTTCTGACTCTATTCCAAGCATAAAGATCAGAAGGCTTCTTCTCAACAAAGAGTTAACTAGCATAAATCTCGTAAAAGTAACTGATGACGGCGTTTATCCACCAACTGAAATAGAGCAAGCTTTGGATTCTGATTTTTATGTAGCAGCATTGAAAGCTCTGTACAATAAAGGGGAATCAGCGCTCTCATTTATGAAAAACCTGCAATTATTGCACTCTCCTATATCTGGTGGAGTTTTAAATCTTAACGTTAAACAACAACAATCTCTTATAGATTATTTCGAATTACCGGGCAAAAAATATGAATTTTGCAACGCTTACATTGAAATACTAGAAGATTCACAAGAAATCAAAACACCCGTTTGGTTAATGAATGTAGCAGACTTCCTCAATGGCGAAGATAATGTTTTATAGAAATAAAATCAAACATTGATCACTGTTCAAACATACAGTTAAATTAAACCCTCGAACACGGGGGCTTTTTTTTATGACAGTAAGAAAACTCGACACAGGTAAATGGATTTGCGAATGCTATCCCGCCGGACGCAGTGGGCGTCGTGTACGTAAGCAGTTCGCCACGAAAGGCGAAGCACTAGCTTTTGAACGCCATACGATGGATGAGACAGAGGCTAAACCCTGGTTGGGTGAATCAGTAGACCGTAGAACTCTGAAAGACGTCGTTGAACTCTGGTTCAAACTACATGGCAAATCTCTGACCGCAGGCGAACATGTTTACGACAAGTTGCTCCTGATAGTCGATGCACTCAGAAATCCCCTCGCAACAGATCTCAGTTCCAAAATGTTCGCGCATTACCGTGATAGACGTCTGACGGGTGAAATCTACTTTAGCGAGAAGTGGAAGAAAGGCGCCAGCCCGGTAACCATCAATCTAGAGCAAAGCTATCTTAGCGGAGTATTTAGCGAGTTGACCCGGCTCGGCGAATGGACAGCACCAAACCCATTGGAGAACATGCGCAAGTTCACAATTGCCGAGAAGGAAATGGCCTGGCTGACGCATGAACAGATTACAGAGCTTTTGTACGACTGCCAACGCCAAAGCGCCCTCCTCGCTCTGGTCGTTAAAATCTGCCTGAGTACAGGAGCACGCTGGCGGGAAGCAGTCAACCTTACGCGCTCTCAGGTCACCAAATACCGGATCACTTTCGTCAGAACCAAGGGCAAGAAGAACCGCAGTATCCCGATCAGCAAAGAGCTGTACGAGGAAATCATTGCCCTAGATGGTTTCAAGTTCTTTACAGATTGCTACTTCCAGTTTTTGTCTGTGATGGACAAAACCTCCATTGTGCTTCCGCGTGGACAGCTTACCCACGTCCTGCGCCATACGTTTGCAGCACACTTTATGATGTCCGGCGGGAACATCCTTGCGCTCCAGAAAATTCTGGGCCATCACGACATAAAAATGACTATGCGCTATGCCCACCTGGCTCCTGATCACCTAGAAACGGCCCTACGCTTCAATCCCCTAGCAACCATGGATCAGTTACCTATTAACCTTACTCATGTGCGCACCTGA